TGCTTGTCGTTATTCCAAATACCTCCCCAGTCACCTGCAATTATCCCATAATCTTTTTGAGTAAGAGTTTTGCCTAGAGGAAAAAGTCCAGAACCAAGTTTATGAAAATCTATTTCCCCATGTGTATCACCACAAGTAAATATCATAAGTAATCCTCATGTTCTTCTGCTCCACAAACAGTACATTCCCAAACATCAGCACGAATAGGTTGTTTAAATCTACCTTTAAAATCATGCCATGTTTCTTTTCCACAAACCCAACACTCTTCCTTTCTTTCTGCTTTGCATGAGCATAATAATACTTCAGAGAATTCCATTTCACTATGAACAGTAATCATCTCACCACATCTTTCACATTTTAATATCATTTTATACCTTTTTATCTATTTTCAATTTTCTTCTGCCACTCTTTAATCCACAATTAAGACATCTTTCATTTTCACCAATCAATCCACCATCACAATGATGACAATAAAAACTCGCTTTTTTAGGAGTTAATTTCTTTTCGCGATTGGTTAGTTGATACTCCATCTTCTCCTGTCAGTCTAACAAGATTACCTTTCAATTTAACCTCAGTTTTATCCTGTAAAGCTTCAATTAAAGCATCAACTTTTTCCTTGCTAGGCTCAGGTAAGTTATGCCCCTTACTATCAGCTCCAATATTAACCCATTCAGGATTTGCGTCGACTACAAGTTTAACCAATTCATTAAGATCAAAATCTAAAATAGGCTCAATAGTAATCATAGTTGAATAATCAAATTCTCTAAGATGTCTTAAAGCTTCCACTCTTTCAGTATAAGGAGGAGCTTTAGACTCAACGTAACTTGTACGATTGGTTTCTACAGTTGTTCCAAATAATACGTTTGGAGGATACTGTCCTATGAACCTATGAAATCGCATGGGGTTTTTACTCTGAAGCAAATATTTATTCATAGGAAATTTATTCAAATGAAATAGCACTCTATCAATCCATTCTTCAGGCACATCATTTGCAAACAAATCCACCGTGTGTCCTACGAATATAAATTTGCCCTCTCCCAGATGTGTTCTTATATCTTTTTCATCCAAATATAAATCTGGTAATAGGCTCCTTTTCATGTAACAATTGTGAACAATAAAACCATTCGAAATAAAGTTTTCGCTTTCTGTTTGCAAGTTATAAACTGTTTCTTTTTTATGAATAGCTATAGATTTTATCAGACTATGTTTACATCCTTTGACAGTACTTCCAATTATTAAATTGTCCCTTTTTTCTGAGTGAGACATTCCAAACTCAAATAGTAACCTCATTCGCGTCTCAAAATTTGACTTGATCCTGATCATATTACCTTCTTCAACATACTCCAACCCTAATAGATCACAACATTTTATGACGTTGTCGTACTTAACCCCATTAACCTTTTCACTTTGAGAAATACGAATAACCTTTGCTTGCTTCCCAACAGAACCATCCGTATCAAGCATCCCTGCGATATAACCTTTTGCAAAGGACATATCAAATTTGAATTCAGTCAATTTTTCTAATTTCTCAACGTCTTTTGACTTTCGAGTATGCAACATTGGAGAATCTGAACCATAACTACCTTCAGCACTTCTTTTAATACCATGTAAAAGTTCAATACCAAGAGCACTACGAAACTCAGATTTTATTTTATTTTCCAATGATTTATCAGTTACCACAATCTCAAAACCTAAATACTCCTTGCCTTCTAGATTATAATGCTTGAAAACACAACCATCTCCGTCCCTAATACCCTTTAAATATCCAAGCCTTTGAGACAAAGAAAAATATTTACTGTCTAAATTGCTTACAAATCTTAAATTTTCGTAAGGGGCAAAAGACCTTGCCGATTTCCAATCACTTCCATTTCTAGACGCTGTGCTTCCCATCAAAGGATGTTCTTCTGTGCAAATAAGAGATCCGTCAGAAGTCTCAAATTCTAAAGTATCAGCCATCCTTAGAGAGTGATCCACAACTTTCGTTCTAACAAACTTGTAGAATCCAATACCATTTTCTTTTTGAATACCTAAAACCTCATCACCAACAACAATATCCTCAATATTTCTGAGAGTATAATCTGTCATTCTTATTTTCGTTCCAGCAGGATGACAATAGCTACAATCATGAGAGCATTTACCCCTCACAGGACTCCACATGTGAGTAACGAATTCATACATATTACCTTTTTGTTTCTTAAGCATTATTCTGCCTTCATATATCCTTGTTTAATACCAAGTCTTGATTCCATGTCTTGACATATTTTGTAAACAGAGCTATCAATCATTTTTCGTCTTGCTTCTTGAGTATCATGGTCAAATAGTTCCCTAAGTTTTGATCTCCAGAAATTAGTAATATCAGTCCAATCAAACTTGTCCCTATTTGCAGGATCACAAAGTCCTAAACCCAACTTTTTCTGAGTCTCCCGTCCTTTCTCCATATTGTTCTGTAACACGTCAAGAGGCTGACGGATAGAACCCAAAAATTCCTTGGTCATATATCCTTTTTGCTCAGCAATAACTCTAGCCCTATCCCAACCACCATATCCTCCATTGGAGATATTATAAGTATCATCCCTGTCAACAAAGTCAGAGTTAACCGTTTCAGTTTCCCAAACAAGCATCTCTTCTCGAGACTCAAAGGTTTTCAATATTTCTTTTTCAAAGTTTTCGATTCCATACTTTTTAATAGCCCTGAACAAATAAGTACCAGATCCCATATAACCATCATGAATGTTGTCGGTCACATGAATACCTATGTATATTTTACCATTGATTTTATTTGTAGTCTTATATCCTATATAAAACATTCTATCCTAAAACCTTCGGTTGGATTCGAACCAACGACTGACAGGTCATAAATGAACCTGCCCCTCTGACCACTGAGCTACGAAGGCTTGTTTTCTCCAACATTTTCCCAAGTGTGGGCTATTCTTACTGCATTCACCCAAGTATTATTATGTTTCCCATTAACAACAGTATCTTCATCAGAAATACCACGCATCATATTAAACATTCCAACTAGTTGTCTTTCAGTAAGACCACTAAGTCTCATTCTCCGTTTAATAGTTTGATATCTCATTTTTAGTAACACTTGTTTTTGTCATAATCCTTCAAAACTTCGAGATGCTCTTTCAAGGCTCTTAGTGCTATCCCTATTTCGTAATTCTCTGGATACTCTACATCTGGTCCAAGAATAGTAGTGTATTTGAACACATACCCTTTGTCCCTACAATCATTATATCCAAATTTAAAATCATATTTTCTATAGGTTGCAATGGACGGAATGTCTATATCTCTATGATCACCAAAAACACCCCAAGATGTTTTCCTTTTCTTTTGTCTAGGCCATGCTGTTTTACATATGAATTTAAACAAGACTGGAATATCTTGATGCTCAGTAATATATATGTGAGTATTGTCGTCTGCCATTGAACAATATCTTGTTGAAGCAATGACTTTTCTATTTTTATCTTTTACTGGTTCTACCCATACACCAACATCAATATCCCCATACACATATTTATTTGACCGTCCTATGTTTCCTTTTTCTTGTAATATTTTATATACTTCGTTGAATATTGGAACATGATCTTGAACTACTAATCCCCAAAATTCTTGATTCACTAATCTTATAGCATACCCACTACATTCTCTGTCTGTTTCTCTTGTAAACAGATTATACATACTTTTCGCTATTTCTGAAGTTCCTTCAATCATTTATATTTCCTACTTTAATTAAAGGAGGGGGAAGGAATCGAACCTCCGTACTTATACGGCGTCAGCAAAATATCTCCTGCCAGTGCATTTTTATCCTTTCGCACTACCGTACTCCTAACCACTCGGACACCCCTCCATATTGAACAGGGTTACTACTCAACAAAAAGTGGCTCTCCTTAGACAACCAATATCCCATAAAAACACCCTGTCCATTATTTCATTTTAATCTTCAATATCAGGAATAATCTTGTCAACAAACCGTACAATTAACACCCAAATCAAAGAAACAAAACTCAACACAGTACAAAAGAACCATACAAATCCAATTGAAAAAACAATTTTTCCATACCAATAACATTGGCTCCAAATTTCACCAATTGTTTTATCACCATCTGCGTCAGGAACACCTACCCATCTATTAGCATTAAATAGATCACACATCCACATAGAAATATAAGACACAGTGAACAAAATAACTGTCACAACTAAAACTTTCTTTATTGAAATGCGATCCAAATAACCCATCTTTGAACTTTTGCCTCCATTTGGCGGAGGGTAGAGGAATCGTGCCCCGAGCTTTTTAGACCCCCCTAGTTTTCAAGACTAGTTGCAGACCATTCCGCAGTACCCTCCCATATTGTTTACCTTCTTGGACTCGGGCCTGTCGATATTATAGTCTTTCCTTTTTTAGAGGCTTTATTTTTAAGAAGCTCTATTGCCTTTTTATCCATTATTTTCCACTCTCTAAATAATATTCATTACCACAAATACCCATCATCACAGCTCCAACAGGAAAACCAATCGCAATGAAACCAATATGGATTTCAGCTCCGAAAACATACACAATCCCTGGAATAACTACGCTAGAAATCATAACAAAGACACCAAGAACAGAAATGAATAACCATTTAGAATTAGTCATTTCATGAACAAATTTTACAATTTTGTCTTTAAACATATTTCTCCTTTACACTCCTTTGCTTCGTCCTATTTTAGACTGGCGGGAGGTATTCGCCGAAGGGGATCTCTCCCCCTTATTAAGGAACCTCCTTTGCCAGTCATTTTCGGTTAGCGAGAAGTAGTTAACAGTCGGCAAAAGCCGACATCAGCTTTCGCTGATACGAACAGGAACTTCTTCTGCTAATCCTTATCAACTTTCATTTCATATTCAGAACATTCTGCACCTAAAGGAATTAATATTCTTTCTGTCACTTTTCCTGTATTTCTTGTTATATGAAAATGTATCCACGTAGCAAACATTCTCTCTAGTTTTTCCCTAGCCTCAAGTTCATTATCTCCATAAGCTGTTAATCCAAGTGTTTTCATTCTAGTCATATAAGTCATTTTGATTTTCCTTCTTTGATCAAATCTATGATTGTTGTTTTGTTAAGTGCTTCAGGTGACAAGTCTATGAACTCCCCTTCTTCGGGTTTCTCGTGAATAAGAGTTGCTCCAGCATCAGTAAGAACATCACTCAATTCTATTGAGTTAATCAAACTCTTAACAAGGAACTCTCTTGTCCTGGATACTTGTAAACCATTACTCGAAGTTATAGAATTTCCAACAGCAACATTCGCGAAGTAAACCCTATTCTCACCGTCAACGCAGGTAATCAAACCAAGCACATTTTGCTTCTTATTGATATTCACATTAGCAGAAGCAACAATGTTGCTAGGCTTCACCATGTAATTCATGTCAAATACTTTAGGTTTTTCTCTTGCAACCAAGATTTTGCAGTTAACTTCATCACCTTTGTTGAAATTGAAATAGTTAGCCATCAAAATCCTTGCTTCATCTTGCCCTTCCCTAATATAGAAAAGTTCAGTTGCACCATTTGGTTTTTGAGCATCTGTCATATCACCAGAAAATAGTACATCTCTTTCGTCTGTACGGTAAGATGAATCCCAACCTATCTTTCCAGACTCACCAACAACAGACAAATCAATGTCTACCCTTTTATCAGTATTAACCCAATGGATACCAACTATCAAGTCTTTCTTAACAGTAGCATAACTTCCAGTAGGCATATGACCAGTGAATTGTTTTTCGGTTGCTGGCAAAGTATAGTGAACATGCTCAGGAATATAAATCACTTTACCTTTAACATTCTTACCAACATCATAAGCAATGGAGTATAAAACCGCATCCAATGCCTCTTGAGTAATTCCGTCAAACTTGCTACTCCAGACAAATTCAGTTGCCCAACCACGACCATTCCTTACCCTATAAACAATAGAGTCACCAGAATCCATACGATGTTTAAGAGCATAGGCTAACCTAATTTTCCTAAACATAGTCGCCTTGTTTAATTTCATTTTTAGAACATCTAAGTCCAACTTATCAGTTTTGATCTGTTTAGTCACACTGTTCATATAATCTTCTGGTAAAGGAGCATGCATAGTCTTTGCTTTCTTCCTTAACTGATTGAAATAAGTCTTATTTCTAGAAGCTTTCTTCATCGCCAGGAACAATGGCTTGTAACGCAAGAAAATAGAAGCAAAGTCGTCAGGTGCATTCTTCATTAACTCATCTACAAACTTGCCATTTGAGTTTTCAAGTTTTTCGATTAGTGCCTTATTCTTAATAATCAAAGATTCATCAGTAAGTTTGCTTACCACATGACGCAAAAACTCAACTGGATCAGAAGGTACAATGCTATAATGATCATAAAGCAATGCTTTCAATTCACGATTTTTAATATCTTCAACAAACATTGTTTCATAGTCATTGTACTTAACAATTTCCATAATATCGTTCAATGTTTCTTGTGCCAAAGCAATACCTGACCCAAGGTTAACGATCTCTTCCAAAATTTCCTCAGCAGTCATGGCTCTAACAAAAGTGAGAGGCATACTTTCAGTAATTTCTGGAAGCTCTAAAACTTCGTTAGGAATATAAACAAATGGATTATCTCCAAAGTTTTCCTCAAATACACCAAGATATTCAAATCCATAAGTTGTAATGTAGTGAAGGACTTGCTGGAGAACCAACTCTTCCATAGACGCATCCCTTACCACTTTCCAAGACTTATGGAAAGAAGCATTGGCTTTTTCTCCAGATATGCCAACAATTCGTTCAATAGTATTCAACATATCATTGTCTGCACGAATTGAAGGGTCAAGAAGATATCCGTTCCTAACCGTTCTCTCCAAAATATCTGGAGCATGGGTGTGTCCATTTTTGTCCTTTACCTGAACAACATTGAATAGTCTAAGAGTTTCTGCATACATTTTGCACCTTCCTTTTTATTAAGTAGACGAGAGGTAAAAACTTAACAGGTTTTTGCACTGAGGAACCTCTTTGGTCTACTATATTTTCTTTTGGTGGGGAGGTATGGATTTGAACCATACGACCTTCGGGTCCGTCAAATTGAAGGAACCCTTTTGGCTGTTCTGCGAAGGGTAATTTATCCCGACGCTCTACCACTGAGCTACTCCCCCTAGAAACAGACGAGAGCTAATAAAATTCAAATATTTTTGTTAAGGAAGCTCCTTTGTCCGTTCCATTATTCATTTTTTAAAGATGGACGAGGGGTATTTAACGTAAAAAATGTTTTTTAAGGAACCCCTTTTGTCCATCAAACTCAACAATTTAAACAAGTCTTACATGGAATTCTGACATTAACATCTTCAGTGAGAATTGTATTTTCTCTACTCAACCATTTTCCACACGCTGTAATAACCCATTTATCCTCGATAGTTGTAAATCCATGCAATCTGCTACCCTCAGTTTTCGAGTGGCAGAAACTTGCTTTTTCAATTAAATCTTCCATTTTCTTTTGGTAGGGGCGGAGGGACTCGAACCCACACTCCCGAAGGAACCAGTTCCTAAAACTGGCGTGTCTTCCAACTTCACCACGCCCCCATATTTTTCATCGACCCACATCTTAATTTACAAGAAACCCCCAATTCTTCCTAGCTGCTTCTCGTTCTTTGATCTGACGTGCTTCGAATCGCTTATTAAATTCTCTGCTATACGAAAGATTTACTGCCCTTAACTTATCCATATCAACTTCACCAGTGAAAACAATTACATTCTCAGATACTTGTTCCGCAAAACCTTTCTCCACAGCTTCTTTACAAGCTTCTGTTAAATCCTTCATTATACCTCACTGAATTAGTACCGATGAGTAGACTCGAACTACCATTCAACGAATTTTAAGTTCGTTTGCGTTACCATTTAGCATACATCGGCATTCAGTCAATGGTAGTTCCATTCTCTCCGTCCTTATTTTTGTTTTTTGGTTTATCACGTATCAACTCAAGTTCAACATCATCCAAATGTAACCATGGAAGCATAACTGTTTGGAATCCACATGCTTTAGCATGTCCTCCGCCACCATACTTCTTCGCTATCGGTGTTAAATCAATATCCAACTCTGTATAAAGCGATACTATATGCCTACCTCCATTAAAATAGTAACATATCATCGCATCAAAATCATAATCATCACGAATTACATCAAATATTTTTGAGCCTGTCGGCTGAGTATTAATTACTGCAAATTTGATCCCTTCCCATTCCATAAAATATGTTTGTTTTCTAGCCCAAGAATCAAGAAGAGATCTTCGATACTCAAGAGCAATTATTCCCTTTTCTCTCTCATCAGACGGAGAGTAAGAAGGATCTAACCACCGTTCCCATTCTATAGATTTAACTCCATGGTCATAAAGCATTATACCTGAAGTTACAAACTCAGTATCTTCCCCTTTAGCAAATGTCCATGTGTCATGGTCAGAAATATACTGAACAATATCAGGAACCTTAGAATCATCTCCATGAAACCATTCCCATGTCAACCAACATCCTGCCTTAGTTCCTGATTTGATGATACCTTCATATGACTGACCTTCCATATCTTCAACCGCAGTTTTGTGATGATCTATTATGATTACATTATTCGTAATATCAATCAGTTTGTACCAATCATTTATATTATCCATATGGAAATCAACAATATAGATCTGTTCATTTGGCTCAATAATATCAAACGGAAATAACATATCATAATTGATAGGATAATAAGATCCATTTTTATGATAGTTGTATACTATCGAAGCAGAACAAATACCATCAAGATCTGTATGATAAAAGCATTTCATTTTAACTTTAATTCTCCTTTATTTTGGCTCCCAAGGGTGGGATCGAACCACCGATTACGGATTAACAATCCGTCGTTTTACCGCTAAACTACTCAGGATCTCTGATATTCTATAAAACACTGTTTGTCACAATAAAAATTCCCCTGTCCATACTTAAGTCCTGTCGCTTGTCTCGCTTCTCTTTGAAAAACATTTCCACAATAATTACATACCAATTCAATCATCGTTTTTCCAGGAGAATGTAACCTATTATGTTCAGCTACAGTTATAAGCTCAAGATTCTCGAACTCATTATTTCTTTTGTATTCATCCTTATGGTGAATTAGTTCCCCTTCTTTTGGCACAATCCCAGTATTTTGCCAATACACCAAATGATGTTCATAACAATATTTTCCCCTATATTTCTTTCCAGGAAATTCTTCAGGAGCTATTACAAGCTCATAATCTCCATTTATCATAGACGTTCTACCGCTGAGCTACTTGGGATCGTTTTTAAG